CTCGCCGCATCGATCAACGCCGGTCTAGCCACAGCATTTTCAACCAAGGTTGTGGAAACCAACGCCGACGTAGACATTACGACGGGCGGTCTGGTCACTACGACTGCTGGTGACTTCAGCGTATTCACCGTGGGTCGCAACGTGACCATTTCGGGATTCGTTAACGAAGAGAACAACATCGTCGCACGTGTCGTGTCGGCGGCTTCTGGCGCCCTCCAACTGGCGGGGCCGGGTATCGCAACTCTAGTCGCAGAGACTGACCAGACGGTTACCATCGTTGAAGGTGGTAGTATGCGTAACGGTGTGGACGTTTGCACGTTCGACATCCAGAAGAAAATGGCCGACAACCTGTACTTCTACTACCCCGGTTCGTACGTGTCGGCGACATCGTTCAACGCGTCGGTCGGCGGTTACTTCGAAGGTAACTTCTCGTTCCTAGCCCGTAACGAATTCTCGGCAGTTGCCAGCCGCTCTACGGGCTCCGAACTGGAAGCTCCTACGGGCCGCGCCTTTGACACGATTGCTGGCCTTCAGCAAATCGGCGTTAATGACGACGACATCGACAACCCGAACACGTTCAACACGATCCTGCAAAGCATTTCGCTGAACATCGCTAAAGAGAACTCCGCATCGCAGTTTGGTGTGGGCTCCTCGGGTGCTCGCGGTATCCGTCGCGGCACAATCACGATCACCGGAAGCTTCAGTGTGTACTTCCGTAACTTCGAGATGTACGAGCTTTTCCAAGCCGAAACGTCTGTGCCTATCTCGTTCGTCGTGCGCGACAACGAAGGTAACGGCTACGTGATCTCTCTGCCTAACTGCACCCTTATGAATCCTAACATCACCGCTGGGGGTCCAGATACCGACCTCGTTGCGGAATTCAACCTAGAGGCGAACCCCGGAACTTGGGATGCTACCGAGAGCCCAGCCGCTTCTGAATTCACGATCCAAATTGATCGGGTCTCAAACAGCTAAACTCTAACCCCAACTGAGGAATTGAAATGACTTCAATCTACGACCTGTACGACACAGACTCAAACATCGAACAAGACGGTATTACTGTGGCCTACCCGGACGTCAAGCTACAGCTTGCACGTGCCGGGGGGTCTAATGCCCAGTACGCCAAGGTAGTCAAGCGCGTCACACGACCCTTCCGCCTCCAAATTGAAAAGGGTCAGCTAGACCCTAAACAAGCCCTGACACTCACGGCCCGCGTGTACGCGGAAGCCATCGTCCGCAAGGCGTGGTTTAAAGTCGGTGAAGACGAGTGGGTGGAGGGCCAAATTCCGGGCCGTAAAGGTCCTATGGACGCTACGCCTGAAAATCTCGTAAAGTTGTTTACTGACATACCTGACTTCTTCGCGGATGTGCAGGCTATGGCCAGCCAAGCGACTAACTACTCACCCGAGGAGGTTGAGGCAGACCTAAAAAACTCCGAAGCTTCCTAGAATGGGAACTTGAGTGGGGGCCCAACCGCGAAATGATGTACACCATGTACGTCCAGACCGGAACCCCCACTCAGGCCCTTGAAAACCAACCTCACCTTATGGAGTACCTAGCTCCGTATTTTAAAGGTTGGGTCGCACTCAAGAATTCTAGGAATTACGTAGGGGATCTAATTAAGTACATCCCGATATCCGAGATCGACGCATACGTACGCATGATAGGCGTAACTGACGTTGACGAGAAGACCTTCTGGATGGCTGCCGTAGGTGCCCTAGATGAGGTCTACGTTAACCATGTTAACACTAAGATCATAGCCCAGAAGAAGCGAGAGCACGCTAAGGCGAAGGCAAAAAGATAACCGTGGATAGTATTGGATTAGGTGTATTTGTTGATGCTTCGGGTTCCGCTAAGGGGGCCCGAACGTTTAAGCGTTCCACCAAGAACATCAGCGATTCGGCTAAGAAAGCCTCTAAGTCGGCGGACGGTCTAACGGCCTCCCTAAAGAAGACTAGCCGAATCGCCGACCTTCTGGCGACTGGTGGATTCCGGGGCGCTGCTGCGTCGCTGGGTGCGTTCGCAGTAACACTGTTTCAAGCAACTAATGTCGCAAGCCAGTTCGAGCTTGCTATGGCTGAGGTCAACACGCTGATCGAGGACAGCTTCGACCCGACCAACCAACTGACTAAGACTGTGCGGGAGCTTTCGGCTCAGTACGGCCAAGCGCCTACGACACAGGCTAAAGCCCTTTACCAAATTATCTCGGCGGGCGCGAAAGACGCCGCCTCAGCGAACAAGGTCCTAGAGGCCTCCACTAAGCTGGCTGTTGGCGGTCTGACTACTGTGGAGGTTGCCGCTGACGGGCTAACATCTATTCTTAATGCCTACGGGGCAGAGGCCGACGACGTTACCGACATTTCGGATGCGTTGTTCGTTGCCATGCGCGAAGGTAAGACGACCATTGAGCAGCTATCGCGCTCGATTGGGTTCCTAGCGCCTATCGCTAGTACGGCGGGGATCAGCATCGATGAAATGCTGGCTACGGTTGCCGCCCTGACCAAGACTGGTATCTCTACGTCGCAGGCCATCACCAGCCTACGTCAGACCATAACCAATATCATTGAGCCGTCCGAAGAGGCGTCCAAGCTCGCTAAGAGTCTGGGCCTTGAGTTCGGGGCGTCTGCTATTGAAGGGCGTAAGTTTTCAGGGGTGATGCAGGATATTCAAGAAGCGACCGGCGGTAACGTTACGGCCATCGCCCAACTGTTCGAATCTGTCGAAGCGTTTAACGCGGTTGCAGCCCTTACATCGGGCGGCGGTGCGGCGGGCCTAGCCGAGTCGCTGGACTCTATGACTACCAAGGCGGGTGAGTCTGAGCGCGCTTTCGAAATCATCCGAGAAACCACTGCCCAGCTAGGCAAGGAGCTTAAGGGTAAGCTTACCGATGAGCTAATCACCCTCGGCACCCAATTCCTTGAGGTCCTTAACCCCGCTCTGAAGTTTGCCAATGAGAACTTCGGAGCTATGGTTGATGTTCTTAAGATCGTAGGTAGTACCGTTACAGCGATTCTGGGCGCTAGATTTGCTAGCATTGTAGTGTCTGCGGGGGCGTCACTGGCAGCCACTGCCTCAGCCGCTACTGCTTCAGGCGTAGCCCTACTGCGTATGGGCGGTCCTGTTGGTGTGGCGACAGGTAAGCTTAAGCTGCTTACCGCAACCCTAGGCCCACTTAGAGCGGGGCTGGCGGCGCTGGGCGGGTACACGGGCCTTATTACCTTAGCTGCTACCGCATACTTCCTAATGGCGGATGGGGCGGAAGCTGCAACCCCTAAAGTAGATGCTCTAACTGGGTCTCTGGAGGAGCAGGCCGAGGCATTCTCAAAGTTGAACGAAGTGCGTCAAGAGAATGTGGTCCTAGGATTGGAGGAGTCCCTACAGACTACTACTGACAAGCTAGCGGCAGCCCGCGAAGAGCTAGATCGCCTAACCGACGCCAATCAAAGATTTAACTTCAACAGTGGTCCCGGATCGCGTGGGGTTAGGCAGACCATTGAAGCGGACCCGCTGGAGATCTCTAACCTTAGAGTCGAGATTGTCGAGTTAGAGGAGGCGCAGAAAGCTGCGGCGGACTCCCTAGCGCTGTACAATGGCATCGCGGAAGGTACCGTGGACGTGCTGGAAGAAATCACTATCGCTGCTAAGAAGCGAGCAGAGGTGCCTTTCATCCTCGAAAAGCGTGAAGCAGAGTCCGCTAAGAATTTATTGGATACCTTATTTCCGCTAGAAAAACTAACCAGAGAATACACGGAAAGCAGGGAGCTACTAGCAAAAGCAGCTAGAGCCGAGAAGCAATTCAATTTCGATTTAGAGGCAGGATTAAAAAGGCTTAAAAAAGAATACGACGAGAACGTTGACGCACTACTGGGCTTAAATGATACCCGCGAAAAAGCCGCTGAGCAAGCAAAAGAGGACACCAGATTCTTAGAGGACTTAGCGGTATCCAACGATGAGGTTGCACAGGCCACCCTACAATTTTCAAGAGAACTTGCCACCCTACTTGAAGTTCTCGGTCGAGTGGGTATCGAGGGGGCAGAGGCCAACGACTTTATCCAAATTCTAACTACGTCGTACAAGGATCAAGTTGAAGCTATTCGGGCCGCTGCGGAGGAGAACGATAAGCTTAAAGATAAGTCTAAGGAGACTGCTTCGGAAGTGGAGCGGGCATGGCAACGTGCGTCCGATAACATCACAGATGCACTAGCAGATTTCTTTAAGGGCGGCGAGGATAACTTCAAAGATTTCGGAGACAGTCTGATTGAGACTTTCCGAGATGTAGTTGCGCAGATTGCAGCCGCTGCCTTACAAGAAGAGATTCTACTGTTCTTTGATATTCAGGCCCGTAATGGGCAGACTGCGCTAACATCTGCTGCAGGGGCAGCAGGTACCGCCTCAAATGGCGCCGCCACCGCTAGTGCTGGCGGTGTAGGAGGTATCGGTAGCATCTTCCAAGGGGGCGCTAGCTCAAGTGGTGGGTTCAGTACCGGGCAAGCTGCGGGCGGGGCCCTTACGGGGCTATCGT